TCTTTTCTAACTGCGTATCTAGGTATTTTTGAGCTATTTGCTCTTCGGTCAAAGCCTTGCCGTGTTGACCATCCATTCGCAAGAAATCTGCATAAGCAGCGTGTGCAATATAGTGAAAGAACTCAGCTGGTATATCTGTTGATGTAGAAGTGAATAAATCCAGATTTTTCTTATAAGTTACAAAAGCAGAAGCGTCATCAGTGTTAACTATATTTAAAATATTAGCACCGTTAGCATCTACGTAGAAGTCGTACTCAAGAGCTGAGTTATTCAGAAAAGCTTTTTTTCTATGTATTCTTATAAACTCTCCTATTGTGGTTAATCCACCTTGAGTAAACGGAATAGTATTATTTGTTGTTATATTTCTTTCTTGGGATACAATTAAATACCTTTCCCAAGATGGACTAGAATTATAAGCTTCGGATGCTCTACGATTTACTAAGTCTAGTATTTTTGTTTCTTCGTCTGTTGTAAAATCATTTACTCCAGCTAAAGCTTTTATTAAGTTCTTTAAATCTGCGTAAGTTCTGTCTTGCATCTCTATATTTTATTAGGACTTAAATCCGAGAACTTTTTGTTGTAGTACCGTAAAAATTCTTTTGAATGCACTTGTTCGTGCCCGTATTTGCTAGTAAGTCTAAAGAACTCACGAGCTGGTATCGTAGCTACGCATTTACCAAAAACTGGGTGTGTTTTACCTTTGTGTTCTTGGGCTTCTTTCTTAGCTTGTAGCACTCTGCCTTTTTCTGTTTCTTTTTCTAATTTAAAACCACTCTTGATTTCATTCATAAATGCTTGATCGAGTTCACCGGTGGTAAAACTTTTAGGTATATTCGTAATTATATTCATAGTAATTTTAAGTTAAAAAAAAGGTAGGGGGCTTTCGCCCCCGTACCGAATTGTAATTAGTTAAGGTCGCAGATCTCAAACTTTAGTTTGATCTCTCCAGCAGTTAACTCGTTTAATGAATAAGGAGCATCATTGTCAGTATCTGGGCTGAACAAGATGTCAATAGTGTCTTCAGATGTGTACACTTTACCGTTTTCATTGTCTAGCAACGCACCAGTGTTTGCAACGTATGTAATTTCAGTAGCATCTACGTGAATATCTGCTGCTGTTAAGTATCCGTCTGCATCATCACCGTCACCAACTGTAATAGTTAAGTCATCACCAGAACCGCTATCATTGAAAGCAGTAACTAGTTTTGCTGAACATTTAGTAACAAGTGATCCCGCTGGGATTTTATACGTGAATGTTTTGGTTGCACGATCCGCAAGAGTCCCAGCATTAGCTACTGAGAAATCATTGAAAGAGATCGTTAACTCGTCTGTAAAACCTTGTGGGTTTTCATTAATTGTTAATTTAGCCATAATGTATTACCTCCGTGTTATGCGTTATCTGTAATCTTACCGTGAGCAGCTGGGTGATATACACCAAGTGTTAATGAAGCATCAACATAACCGCGCTCACCACCACCTAAGTTAGGTAGACGTGTAGAACCAGTTGGGATCAACTCGTGAATACCGTAGTACTCTGGGTTCACAACGTAACCGTCACTGTAGTTAGTACCTCCAGCAAGTGTAGCTGGTGCAGTATCTGGGTTCATATTTACGATTGAAACCATACCGTGATCTGATTGGTACATTTCAACAGATAGTTTAATCTGTGCTGAATTACCATCATAATTTACAGTACGTACATTATCAGTAGCTGAAGCAGTTGTACGTGCGTAATCAGAGATTGTGCGACGTAGACCAGTATCAGCAACTAATGTAAGGTTGTTAGTTGAACCAGTTTCACGATAGATAGAAGCGATGATTGTGTTCAGTTGAGTTTCAGTCAGTGCTGTATTCTCTTCTTGAATTGAATCAGAAGGAGTACGGAAGGCTGCTGGAACGTCAGCTGGACCAGATGAATCAATCCAGTCACCTAAACCACGAAGTTGGTAAGCTTGACCAGATCCGTCTTCTACAGCGCGGTCTTGAGTACCGATAACGGTAGCCTCAATGTCGCGTTTTAGTTCACGAAGTGCTTTGGCTTCTGCTTGAGCGATTTTCGCTGGACCTACGGAATCAACAGCCTCTTGGAGGTCTGATACCATATAGTCACGGCGGAATTTTTGCACGTAGTTACCTAAGCGTGCACGACCACTAAATTTGTCAGTGAATGTTGTTACATCAGCACCTTCAGAAACACCAGCAGTTGATGGTGATTCTAAGCTGTCAACAGTCCACTCAACAAACGTAGCACTAGCTTTCTTTTTAGAAGCTGAGGAAAGAACCGGAGTCTCTTCTGGAGCAAGAATTGTCAAGACATCTGTCAAGTCTTCTCTATTAGAGGCTGCCGATCCGGGCGATGTTGTATCGAATGTATTTGAGAATGACATTTTATTTTATATTTTATGGATTAGCGATTTTGCATTTGCAATGTTCTGAGAGTTACGAAATCACTTTTGTTGCCAGTTTCCTTGAATCGTTGACTAAGGTCTTTAAGTGCCTTAGTGGACTTTTTCGCAGTTTTCTCTGATGTTGATGCCGAAGGCACCGCTGTCGTACTAGGGTTAAGTGTAGTTTTCTTAGCAGTTTTAGCCGGTGGGGTATCTTCAACAATAGTGCGTCTACCGTAAATACTATTAGCTGCGTGAGCTAATAAGTACTCTAGCTGTGCTTCAACTTCTGGATCAGCTTTTTGTGCTAATTTAACGAACCTAGGGTCTTTGATCATTTTTTGATAGGACTTACTTAAGTCGCTATCTTGATCTTGTAACCAAGTAAGCTCTGTTTTGGCTTGTTGTGTAAAAGCTTGCTTTAGTTCCCTTGATTTGTGGTACTTCTTTAGAGTATTAGCTTGCGCTGGTAAGAACTTATCACGAGCTTTACGTGCGTTAAGTAAACTCTTTCGCACATCTGCTTTTGTGAGTTCTTTTCCCTCTACTTCAGTTACTACGTCTTCTGGTCCGTACCCATCTGCATTAAATAAAGTATCCTCAGCCCACTCTATGATATTTGCTACTTCTTTCGCCTTACTTTGTAAATCCTTTACAGTTTTAATATTACTGTAAGGGTTATCGGCTACCTCTGGAGTCTTTAATGGATTCTTTTTTTGCAACTGGGCTTGCATTTGCTGTTCCATTTGTTGAACTCTAGCTTCTGCGGCTTTGCGCTTTGCTGTAAGTTCTCCATAACGGGCAACTGCTCTACTACCTAGTTTTTCGGATAATTCTTTTAAATCATCCTCTGACATTTCATCTAGATCTAACTGTGAAAGAACGTTGTCTGAACCACCTTCTTGAGGTTGTTCTTGACTTTGTTCAGCACTGACTTCTTCGCCGGTTTCAGTTGCAGTACTCTCGACTGCTTCTTCATTGGTTACTTCATCAGTTGCTTCAACTTGGGGTTCTGCACTTTCCTCTTGTTGAGGGGTTGCAAGACCCGCGCGTCTTTGTGTAAACTCAGACACTGACATATTTGACTGTACCGCTGTTGTTTCTGTTGTGGGTTCAGCGTCTCCCACTGCGATTTCGTTTGACATAATGTTACACTCCTTAACGCCGAGCGATGGCGATGATTATATTATATACTACGTATCAATAGTAAAAACTAAAGTCTATCCGAGAACTTAGTCTGCAACCTTTTCCAATCGCACATTTGTAGGATTTGATCATAAGTTAGAATACGACCAGATATTTGTTGTATTTGCTCTATACTTGCGTTATGCAACTCCTCTATAGTTTCTTCTCGTAAGTCGTTTATTACACTTATAAAACGAGCAAAGTGCTCGTGATTACTCAGAGCTACTAAATCTTGTTCTAAACTCATATATTATTCCTCTTCGGTTTCGTCCTCGTCTTCGTCCTCTTCATCTTCGTCTTTTTTGAACATATCTTTCATTTGCTCGAAGTAGAAGTCGGTCTTTTCAGCTCGTCTATCGGCGTGTGGTTTTCCCGGACGTAAAAACTTAGTGCGAAATACCTCATTTGCTTCTTGGGGATCTCCACTTTCAAAAGCTTCTCTGATTTTTGCAGCGTTCCCTTCGCCGACAATATTCTTAAGATCTCCGTAAATATTTTCGTAAACGTATTTATTTTGGGAATTAACATCATCATTAAGGTTGTTATCTTTGAGAAATTTGTTATAATACTTTCTATGAAAATCAAATTGGTAAACACCTCTACCGCCTCCGCCGCCAATTTGCTTTTGAGCGGGATCAAAACTACCACCACTCTCTACAGAAGCGTTACCAGCCAAAGCAGCTAATACAACTGGATTCTCTCCAAATATTGATTTAGCTGAACTAAGGAATGCGTTAAAGTTNGATTGGTTATTTTGCTTTTTAACCTTTTTGTTTGCGTATTCTGTTGGTGTTAAGTTATCCATCTTGCATATTTTGTGTGTTGATTTCCCCCATCTGAGCTGGAGCTGTTCCAACTCTTCCGATTTCTGCATTTTGTTGTTGTTGCATTTGGAAAGTATATTGTCCGGAATATTTCTGTAATCTAGCCTTGAATGATTCGTCACTCTGTAATCGTTGTGTGACATCTGGCTGTGAAGCGTACTGCTGAATAATACCAAGTGCAATTTGAGCACCATTAGGACGTGCTGGCATTTCAATGCCGGCAAATATCTTAGCGAGGTCGTCAGTAACTTGTTTTGTGATTTCTTCTTGTGCATCTTCAGTTGGTTGTAGTATTCTATCCGCAAGGATTGGATCTATACTAGTAGCAGCTGCATCTAACAAGGAGTCAACATTAATCCGACCGTTATTATCCATTGATAGTAAGCCCATAAGTTGCTGTAACTTCTTCTCTTGTGTTTCTGGGTCAGTGTTAAGAACATCGTAAGAAATCATAATATCAAAGTTCTCATCCGGATCTCCTTTACTAAACTCTTGAGGATCTGGTGAACCCGTAACTCTAAAGAAAGTAGATTCCGGTCCAAATCTTTGATAACAGCGGTAGCACATTTTGACTACGTCCGCACTGTGCTGTAAGAACTTATCTACTAAAAATTGTTTACGTATTGAACTAATCTGAGAGTTCTCATCTAATCCACACAATCTATCCGCTTGTGCTTCCATAGTTTGCTCTATCTCTATAGAACCTTGATTTACTTGAGGCGCTGGAGCAAAGTCCAAATCACCTTTACGTCTGTAAGGAATCATTCTCCCGGGTCCCCAATCTGTTGGTGCTTGTCCAACTGGGTGAAGAATCGGAGGTAGAGTAGCGATACTATTTCTATCTATGCGTGAGTCCCTCTCGACCTTGACTTGATTCTGAATCCCGCGGAGAATGTCTGGAATAGTTTGGGTGTCATATAACCGTTTACTATCTTCAGAAAGTTTAGAAACCACAACGGGATAATCTTCGTAACCATTTAGTAACTCAAACTTAGCGTATTTGTCATCGAAGTCCTTGTGGAATACTGTGCAATAAATACCCTCCGCTCCATCTTCTTTGTCTACTAAGCGCTGATAGCAGTAAACAATTTCAATCAATTCATCAGCTTCGTATGCGTTATCTGTTAAGGATACACTTCTGCGACCTTCTTGTTCGCGTTCTATGGAATCTATATTTACACCTTTGTATTTATCTATGAGTTCGTGCACAAAGTCTTCGTCCCAGCCAGCTGTTACTACTTTGTTCTCTAACTCTTGAGGTGTGTAATACGTTTTCCAAAAACAATACGGTGCACGCTGTGGATCCGTCACGTACGGAGGAAAAAAGAAATCACCATCTGGTGCAAGTGTCTTTACTTCTGGTGCATCTATTTGCCTACGAACTAGAGGTAAATCAGCTTCACCTACTTTGCGTAGTTCTTTGAGAACTTTCCTTGCTCTCTTTTCTGTAATACCCTCAAAAGTATTAGTTAAAAGAACAACAAGCTCTTCATCGTTTTCACCAGTCTGTATAAGCTCTACAACTGCTGGAGCAATTTGTGCTATCTGCTCTAAATTTAGTTTCTGTAAGTACCTACGATCTTCTCTGTGCCAACCTACGTAGGTAATTAGGATTCCTCTCTCGAGCAAATAATTTGCCCCGAGCTCCATCTCTTTCTTGAAACGTGGAATATAACCACTGGATACCATCCACTTCAAGAAACCAGAAACAACCTTAGCACGTGCTAGATCAGTAGATTCAACTGGAAAAGCACGAACATTAGCCCGATTAAGAGAAGAAATAAATAAAGATACAAGCCTTGTAATGCGTTCATCAATGGTATGTGCCTCCATATCAGCAGCACCTTCCCAAGGAAAAGCATCCGCTCCGTGCTTTCTGTGGTCACGGCTTTTACCAGCCCACCAGTTACGACGATCGTCATAACTTGTTCTGCACAAATCAAAATAAGCCTCTAGTTCTACTACGGTTTGATCGTAAGCATAACGTAAAGTTCTAATATCGGGTTTCTTTCCTACGTAAGTAAGAGCTTCTGAGATTGAGTCACTTTGCATAGTTATAGTTTATTAAATATAATAACACATCTATCAAGAACGCTCTGGGGTCTTTACCCACTTGTACTTTGGCTCAACTCCGCTGTTATCAGCTTCTACGTATACTACTTTACCAGATGTGAACCTATCTCTAAATTTTAAAGGTATCCTTACTGGTACCTTTTTAGATAACTCCTTTATGTATACTATTATAAAATTAGGGTTAGGAGCAGATTGTAAAACTGGTCCTCTGTACAAAACCGGCATTGCCACGAACTCATCTAGAACTCGTTGCCCGTCTTCGTTTACCCAAGTGCCCTTACCCCTTCCGGTAACCATTTCTTCATCTAGTTCTTTAAAAACTATATCTAAGCCTTCCTCGAAAGGAATGCCGTACTCTTCTGTTATTTCTGTTAATCTTTTCTTTGGCATTAGTAGCCCCCCGTTGTATTGTTAGTTGTTTGCAAACTTCTATGATCCAAATGGTCCGGTCCCTCTCCAGAGTTGGACATACGTAAGTACCGAATCACATCAAAGAAATCTTTGAGGGGTTCGTCCGACTTGCCCTTGGAGTTGTAATTAATCAATGAATCAATCAAGTTCCCGCAATCTTTGTGTATGTAACAAAGGGGCTTGTTGGCTTCATCAACCTCTACGTTAGGATTATAACTAAACCATTCATCAAGTGCGGTAATGCCTTGGTCTTCTGTTCGCCCATCACTGGGAATGAAGTGCATACCGTAATCATAAAATGATGTAAATAAGTCATCGTTGTTTTCATTTTCTCTTGCGAAGTATCTGGAGTCACCTATGCGCTCTATCACTTCTATGTTTAATTCATCTTCTATTTCGTTAAAAAGCTCTACGTATCCTTCCACATTAAGACCCAGCTTTTTTGATGCTGGTCCGAACTTCCATTTTGGATCGCCAAAAACTGCCCATTCTCCATATGTATCACGGTCGGGGAACTCTTTTCTGATATAGACCTCATTATCTTTATTAACTCCAGCCCAGATTGAAACATAGTTTCTTGCTCCGGCGGGGTCGACCACTTGATAACAGCTGAACTCGGACTTATCAGAAATGTCCGGGAAGGTTTTTCCGTACTTGTTTGGTGTCTCAGATAATACATTTACTTCTGTGTTAAATAGTGGTAACAGACTCGTCATTGATTTTACCGGTACCCCGTAAGCACGTACCATAATCTCGTCCTCGGGACGATTGTACAAGTCTTTAGATATTCTATCATATCCCCCAAATGGGTTCTCGTCCGAATGTAAATACACTACACCCGCATCTCTCTCTGGACTGTACTGCTCTATAGGAAGTTGCTTGTAGCCCAAAAGCTCCGCCGCTCTAGTCCTTATAGTCTCTGCACCCTTTAAGTACTCAGATATAAATGGTGTGTAACCATCAATCGGAGTGAATCCTATTACCATCTTAGCATCTCTGGTAGCTAGACGGAAACGTAAAGTATTTACTAGAGCCGAATCTCCTAAGTACTCATCTAACCAAGCCCCGATATTTAAAGTGTTAGTCTTCTTGAACCCGAACTCAAAACCCTCCAAGATGGTCTGATTGTTACTGAACTGCGTATAAGTCTTGAAATCTACCCGAGTTCTAGTATCTGGAAAAATAAAAGACTGCCCAGTGAAACCATTCTGCATAGAGAAGTTTATGTACCCCTCTGTACTCTTTGTCTTCTTTCTGAACTCCTTCGGCATCATATCCCACATCGCCGCTTGCTGTACCTTTATACTTGTATCCGCGTTTTGACTGAAGCACACTATATGCCCGTCCTCGTTATCCATTACTGCTTGCATTACCATTTTGGCACAACCAGTAGTCTTACCACTTCTATTACCACCGAGTACTAAGCACTCGTTGTAATTATACAAAGAATCTTGCATACGCTCCCAACCGGCTAAGTCAAACCCGTACCGCACCGGATCTTCCTCGGAAGCTTTGATTCTACCCTCGTGGGCTTGGTACAAACTCTCCAACAACTTAGGATCGTTCTCAGCTAGGAGTACAATCTCTTCGTCCGTAGGGGGCTGTAGAAAAGGATGTGGGCTAAATATTAATTCCATTACTCGTCTTCGTCGTCCTCTTTTACCTCATCGGACTCCCATATTATATCTATGGATGTATCCTTACCCATATCTTTCTTTGTTTCGTACAATAGCATTCTACCTACCTTTGCGTTGACGTAATCATAAAACAAGTCCCCGTCGTCATCCATTACTATAAACATATAGTTCGGAAAGTGTTCGCCGAGGTTGCCCCGAATCTTATCGAANAAATCATCGTAGTCACTATCTATCATCTGTGTCTATCTCCTCTACTCTCTTTAGTTTACTCAGTCTGTCACGCGCCGCTTGTAAAGTATCTTCGTAGTCCTCTTGCGTAATCATCCTTCTCTCTTCTGTGATCTGACTGGCTTCACCCCGAGTAGTCATAGTCTCTCTAAATGCGTTAGCCTTGGCTATACTTAACTCCTTGAGGTCTCTGAACGTTACCTCCATCTCGGGGTCGTTCTCCATACGGTCACGTACCTTCTCGACTAGATCCTCCTCTAAAGAACTAAGGTTCATATAGTTCTTTGCACTGACTTTACCCGCTANCTCCCGCAACTTACCTATGTGGTCAGCGTAGTCTACTAGCACTTGTGTCACTGTACTGCGCTGTATGTTGTGCTTCTTTACTAAGTGCGTCTGCGTTTTACCTATGCTGTACAAGTACAGTATCTTAGCAACCTTCTCCGGATTGTGCCTAGATATACTCTTGACCTTACGTAGCTCTTTATCCGCCGCAATCTCACGTATAGCGCTTTGTATCTCTTGCTGTAGTAGCTCTTTGTCTGTCATAGCTTATGAGTTATGTATTTTTTTAAGGGGCACTTTATGTATAACTGTTTATCCTATGACGCCAGCATAGACCCCCGCCCCCCTTTGGCAAGCAAAAAGAACAAAGTCAAACATTTTTTTGCAAGATTGTATGAAAAACAAATAATTTTTACAGAAAAGCAATATATTGTCCACCGGTTAACAGTTTCCCCTCTTTATGAGTAAAACCTTTAGAGGATTAAAAAAGAGTTAATTTTATTTAAAAAAAGTATTGACAAGCATTTTACCGGCTTTTAAAAATGGCATATATTAACCTAAAAAAAATAAATTATGACTACAAAAACAATGCAAAAAGAATTTACTGGATCAATAAATCACAGTGAAATAAACAAGATGTCATTAAAGCAATTAAGGCTTGTAAATGACATTTTAGAAGGCAAGTTGACAGAGGAACAAAAAGCAAAAAGAATAAAGCAACTGTTTCCTAATCTAATAAAAGGCAATGCAAACCCTTTAAACAAATAATCTAAAAAGAAAAAATTATGAATATATACAAACAAATCAAAAACAATATTAAAGAAACCAAAATGCGTTCAGCGTGGGACAAGGGTGTCAAAGAGTACG